TTAGGCTTCTCACCCAGTAAGCCGACCATGATTGTTGTCTTGTCCATGAAAATTCCTAAAAAAAAGCCCTATTTCTAGGGCTAAAGTCTCTGTGAAGGAGATAAATGAAAAAAATCAAGAAAGTATAAAAAACACTTCCCCACCGAAAGTTTATACTATTTTTTAAGAATCAACAACTTTTATTTATGTCTAGCAAACTCGCCATGCAACTTTTCTCTTAATTCTATTGCAACTTTTATAGCTTGATTTTTATCAAAATAACTTCCACCATCATAAATTACATTATTAGCCCTAATTCTTACTCTCCATTTATTTGTATCTTTTCTCCATATGATACATTTTTCACCAGAAGTATTTCTTTTTGTAATTTTTGTATTTTGTTGATTTTGTGTTCTAGTTGCTGGTCTTAAATTATAAATATTATTGTTTAATTTATTTCCATCTATATGATCGACAAATTCTGGAATGTAGCCATGAAACATAAAAAATATTAATCTATGAGCCAAGACTCTTTTATTGTTATATGAAACATTATAATATCCTCTAGAATCAATACTTTCCGCTTCTTTTCCTATTAAATTTATAAAACTTGTATTTTTTTTCCAATATAATCTACCTTCTTTATATTGAAAAATTTCATACACAGTTCCGTGTTTTGAATTAAAATATTTTGTAGACATATCAACTCCTTTTCAGTTGGTTTGTTTAGAAAGCCCTTTTAGTGTCCAGCTATTAGGGCTTTTGTCTTATTTTACTCTACTTTTTGCTTACAATCTACACACAGCCATCTCTGATTAAGATTGTTATTAAATGTCTGCATATAACCAGTATATTTAGGTTTTTTTATTTTGCAGCAATCGCATAGTCTAGTTTCTTGGTAACTTCCTTTTGAGTTCTTTGGAAAGTCTGGTTTTTGCCTCGGATAAGTCATTCTCAAATTTCTTTACTGTTGTTCTTAGATGGTTAGCAATTATATGATTACTTTGATAAGGAAACTGAATGTAGTATGCTTTTAAAGCTCTCCTGTGATGCTCTGGCAACTCTCTCATACAAGATTCATAAATCTCTCCTAACTTCCAATCAACTGATGGCATACCTCTATCATCATCATCATTCATAACATTCCCTAAGTCTGGGACATGATTTTTTTCAAATGAACGACAAGTTGTTGGCTGTGAAGGAATTGGATTTTCAAGCCAAATAGTCACATAATAAGACCAATTCCAAAGATTATCCTCATGGATATTCACTTAAAGAACTCCTTGCTAAAGTCTGGCATATTGCTATCTATCCAAGCCTTTGCATCTAAATGGTTTTTATTGTTATCCATGCCTATAGTCTGTGATCCAACATGGTGGACATAGCTTCTAGATATAAAGTTTTGGTATCCCATTGATAACATTTCTAAGCATTGAATGTCATCACTATACCAATTAATAGGTTTGAAATCTACCCAAGCATCCTTAGAGATATAGGCAAATAGTGGAGAAATAACTTCTACTTCATTGATGCAATATTCCTCTTTGTATTTATCTCCATGCCTTTCTGTACCAAACCTGATATTTTGGGCTTCTCTGACATAGTCTGAGCGACTTGCTACCCATCCCAGTTTGGGACTAGCATCAATCTTAGCTAGGTGGTCTTTCAGTCTTTGGACATCCTGATTTAGCAGTAGGTAGGAGTGAGGAGTTAAAACAATATCGTCATTAGCCACAATGATTTCATCATGCTCCTTAAATGCCTCGGCAACTACAGCATTGTAAGAATCACCAAAGTTATCAAAGTCATTGGGTAGTGTGATTGTTCGGTGGTTAGGCAGAATATGGTCATAACCTGCTGTGTAGATAACAACATCATCTGGGACATACTGGTTAATCGACTCTAGTAGGACAGGTAGGCATCTTCCTGTCTTGGTTGCTATAACTATCGCTTGCATAATAATTCCTCGGTTTGCGCTAACAAATCTTCTTCTGTCAATCCATACTTCTTTTCAAATGCTTTTCTACCCATTCCGTGTATTCCCCCATTACCTCTGTGATGGTATGGACAAAGTGGAATGACCGGTGACTTACTTCTAACCCCTGCTCGTCTAATATGATGCAACTCAGGGATTGTTCCTTCATTTCCAAGGACACGGCATAATGAGCAACCAAGTTCAGCCACCTTTCTAAAATGTTCTTTTTCAGCTTTAGTAGACATTTATATATGCCTGTTTGTTTTTTATCCTTGAAATAGTTGTAGCTCCAACTTTATACATTTTTGCCAACTTTTTGCATGATAATTTTGATTCTCTTATTTCTTTTGCCTGTAGGTTTGTTAGCTTTGAATTACCATTATTTTGACCAGCTTGCCATGTCGCATGATTTCTTTTATCTAAAGCATTATTACTTCTAGTATCCCATCTTAAATTATCAAGTTTGCAATTTGTTCTATTTCCGTCATTGTGGCAACCTTCCATTCCATCTGGACACTTACCAATAAATGCTTCTAAAACTAATCTATGAAGTAAATATTGTTTTCTAAAGCCTTTTTTTGTTAAATTTATTGATGGATAACCACTTAATGCAATAAATGATTTCAGATTATTACCGCCATATTTTCTTTTGCCATAATTAGTAACACCATCTCTTTCTAAAGATCTAACATTACCTAAATTTGATACTTCATAAAATTCTTCAAGTCCTAAAACTTTTTTCCAAATCTCCATAACATCTCCTTACATGATGAATACATCATATCAGATATTATTTTCTTTGTCATAAATTTAGTGTCCTGTATTTGACCCCATCATTCCATTGCTTATCTGTGGCTTGTTGGTACAATTCAATCACTTGGTCAGGGGTTCTGAAGGTAGGAGTATTTTGCCCAGAAAAGCAGAAAGCATACCAAAGAGGACATTCTCTACTGTGATACCACTCAATAAACTGAGGAATCATGGCTATTTCAGATCCTTTGATATTCGCAGTACCTTTGACACTAACCAGTTTTGCACCCCTGTCACTACATACGAAATAGTCAGGAAGATTCCTAACAAGAGGATTAATGGTATAAAAATTAGGAATAGGATCTTTCTTTTCATCAAAACCAAGCCTTCTATAAAATACTTTTTTACTTTCGCAGTATTGCTCAAACAACTCCTCACCTAGATTTCTACCAGAGTTTCTCTGAGTATAGGAGTTATTGCCATTCATCTTGCAGCTCGATCCTGTGACCGGTTAGATGCCTCTGTGGTGCGCCAGATTTCAGCCCTTAGCTTTGCAGCTTCTAAGAAGTATTTGAGCTTTTCTTCCTCTAGCATAGCTACCTTGATGCCCTCAACAATGACCAAGTAGTCAGGATGAGCCAAGGCATAATGCTCGGCTCTAGTGATTGAGTTCTCATTGCACTTCATAATGAGATCAGCCTTCTTAACTTTCAAGAAGTTCTCTAGGTAAACCCTATTTGACTTGGCTTCTGCATACTTTGGTGCATTTTCAATGATGAAACTAACAGCCTTGTTAGGGTCTATAGTTGTCATGCTTTGGTTGATTTGTTCTTTTTCCATATCTCAGTTAAACCTTCCTTTAGTTTTTCAAGCGACTTTACTCCTCGCTTATCTAACACTAATGCCAAATACTTTCTTCTTCCTGACAAATTCATGCTTGCTATATACCTAAGTTCGCACTCATGCCTATACTTTTCACTACTTGTATCATCAAATAAGTCCATCTTCTACCATTTGGATTCTTTTGCCAATCCATTTCATAACAGGCACAGCCATTGAGTTTCCTAGTGCCTTGTATCTTGCACCACTAGGACAGTTTTCTTTAATATTTGTGTAGTTATCAGGAAATCCTTGCAATCTCTCACACTCTATCTCAGTTAGTCTGCGAACTGCCATATTTTGAAATATCTGTTGATCCTGTAAGGTTGATAAAGTAAAAGCCTTTTCATCTTGACCAAGGTATCCTTTACCACCACCAGCGCATCCACCTCTTACTTTGAAAGCATGAGCCAATGGCATATTGTTTTCAGTAGCTACTAAAGTTTCAGAGCCACCACCCAATACTCCACCGCTTGCTTTAGTTGTACCGCCTATTTTATCTTCTCTGAATGTTCCAAAGCTGCTTTCAACAAAGGTGGTAGCTTCTTCCCCCTTCTGTCCGCTCTTTTTAGAATACCCTGACAAGCTGTGGGACTCAAATAATACTTTTGCGCTAGGTCTCCAGTCTCCAAGATGTCCGACAACAAACACCCTTCTTCTTCGCTGTGCGACTCCGAAGTGTTGAGCATCCAACACTCTGTAGCTGAACCCATAGCCGAGTTCAACCACCGCTCCGAGGAAGGATCCAAAATCCCTTCCTTTGTTGGAACTGAGGACACCCGGCACATTTTCCCAAATGAACCACTTGGGTCTAAACTTATCAAGAATTCCAGCATAGGTGAGCGCAAGGTTTCCCCTTGGATCTTCAAGTCCCTTCCTAAGACCTGCAACGCTGAATGATTGGCAGGGAGTTCCACCGACCAAAAGTCCAATTGTTCCAATTTCCCACTCCTTATATTTAGTCATGTCACCCATATTTGGGACTGATGGATAATGATATTTCAATACTTCACTCGGAAACTTCTCTATTTCGCTATAAGCAGCAGCTTGCCAACCCATATCATGCCAAGCAACAGTTGCAGCTTCTATTCCAGAACAAACCGACAAATATCTCATTGCATTGCTTTCTTTGCCATTACTAGCAATATCTTGTCTTTTAACTGCTGGTGGTTCTGAATACCATAATCATTAACACCAAGCTCCTTGGCTTTAGCCTCAATACCTTGATTGCTAAACATCCAAGACTTATCTCCTTGTTGAGCATTGTTTGTTTCTTTTTTATGCCACTCAGCTTTAAATCCGACCCATCCTCTTGCACAACAAACTTCCATTGCTTCTTGTAGAGAGATCCCAGCTTTTTGTGCTTCATTTCTCATTAGCTTTTGAGCAGTTGGAGTCCAAGGGGATTTTTTTGCATTTCTTATTTTTAAATAATCTTGAAAAATCTCATTAGATACATCCTCAGGTGGAACTTCTGTGGCTTTAATATGGTTCTTGGTTAATGGTTTATGGTTCTTGGTTAAGGTTATGTCTGGGTTATCTTTGGAAACCGACTGGGTTTTCTTAGGTCTACCACCCTTCTTACCATTGATTTGATTGACTTCTGCCTTGTCATGGTATTGAGAAATCTCATCATCACACCGCTTATGATGCCAACCATCTGATTCCAAAATAAAAAATTCTTTGAGAATAATCCCAACAGTTTCCGAATAAGAACCGAGTCTTAACCGCCTAATAACCGACTGGGTTTCTTCTGGGATAGGACTTTCTGAGTCGTAATAATAATTTATGAGCCTAAAATAAATGGCTTCTTCTTCTAGGCTCAAGTGACTTGTTGCTAGATGCCAGTCGGCAATATTGAATTTGTAGTAATACATAACTTTCCTTCAAAAGCCTTCACTTATAAGGAACTGGCAGGTGGGTGAAGGAGTCCACTTTTCGGTAGCGAACCTAGCCAGTAATTAGATTAAACCATATTTTTTACAAAATCAATAGCTTCTTGTGGA